CAACCCCAAAACAACTGTAGTTGTACCAGAAGCAGCAGTGTACATTACATACGGTGTACCTGCACTAGCAGGTTCTGCTGCAAAGTTTACAACCTTAAACGTGTTTGCCATGATTTAGTTCCTTTCTTATCCTAGTGCAATGGCTAGGGCTGTTGCATCATCTGCTGCCGAAGTAGTGGTGGCTATAGTTCCAGCTACACTAGGCAAGGTTAATGTTATATCAGCCGTTGATGCTGGACCGATTAATGTTACTTTATTTGTTCCGTTATCTGAGTCCTCAAAGAACTCTATAAAACCTGCTGATGTAGCTCCATTCTTAAGTGACATACCTGCATTAAATATATCTTTAGCTGTTGATGTTGATACACCCACCTGTGCAGTAGTTCCACTAATTTCTACGTTACCATTGATATCTATTAATGTAGAGTTAAGCTCAATCTCATCGTCTGCATTAATGTCTAAATCACCGTCAGCAGGTGAACCAATGTTAATGGCACTGTCACGAAACTGAACTACCATAGCTGCATTAAGAAGTATACCTGTATCTGCAACGTGTGTCAACGTTACATCTTTATCTGCACCGAACCCTAATACTGCAGCATCGCTGTCTAATGTTAAATCATCACCTACAAGAAGATCACCGTCTATGTCTACGTCACTAGAAAAGTCACCTGTAGCTGCGTCTAATTCACCAGTAACAGTAAAGTTACGTAAGCCTGTGTAGTCTTTGTTAGCGTCTAATACAACTGCCTTAGATGCAATCGCTGTACCTATTGCAGTACTACCTAAGTCTAGTGCGTTGATCTCACCTACAACTACAGTAGCTCCATCTAGTATGTTTAACTCTTCTGGTGTAGAGCTAACTTGAGTATTACTTGCTGCAGCTAAAACAGGTAGTGTACCTGATTGGTTAGGTAAGTTAATTGTTCTGTCTGCTGTAGGATCTACAACTGTAAGTGTAGTCTCGTGGTCATCTGCAGTAGCACCTTCAAACACTACAGCGTTAGCTGCTTCCATAGTAACTGTGTCAACTTGTGTAGTTGTACCTGTTACAGTTAAGTCACCCGATATAGTTACATTGTCTGTAAATACTACATCGTCTGTTCCTGTAGGAACTCGCATAACAATAGTATCAGCATCGTTTTTAATTGTTACATCATTTGTTGAACCTTGACCTGTAAGGATAAGACCTTCAACAGATGTGTAACCTATAGCTGCGTTATCTCCTGCTGCTGTGTCACCTGCTGGCTCTACTGTACCTGAAGTAGTAATGTTACCTGCTGCAACTACTGTACCTGATACATCTAAGTTACCATTTAGATCTACTGTAGTAGCAGCTAATTGTATCTCTGTATCAGCAACAATGTCTAGTTGACCATCTGTGCTAGAGTTTAAGTATAGCCCTGTATCACGGAACTGTATCTTATTGTCTGTAGCTATAGTTGTAGCAGCAGCTATGTTAACTGCACCATCAATATCAACTATGTCTAAGTTAGCTGTACCGTCTATATCTATATCACCAGATATATCTAGTGCTGTACCTATCAGTGTCTGTGTCAGTGTTACCTGACCATTAGAGGCAATAGTTATAGCGTCTACATCTGATGCAGATCCTATAGTCTTACCGTCACCTATGATTATGTCATCAGCAAATGTAGCAATACCAGTTACACCTAATGTGCCACTAACATCCATTGTACCGTTAACGTCAATAGCTGTAGCGTTAAGTTCAATCTCATCTGTTGCGTTAATGTCTAAGACTGTAGCACTAGGAGCGTTAATAAACTGTGACGCATCGTTAAACTGCAGTGCCATTGTGCTGTTAAGTAACAAGCCTGTGTCAGCTACGTGTGTCAGTGTGACATCTGTATCAGCACCAAAACCTAGTACAGCAGCATCAGATAAAAGTGTAAGATCATCACCTACTGTAGCATCAGCAGACATAGTAACATTACCACTAACACTAGCAGTACCGTTTATATCTATTGTAGTAGCTGTAAGGTCTATCTCATCTGTAGCACCTAGTGATAATACAGTAGCACTTGAGCCATGTATAAACTGTGACGCATCATTAAATTCTATTTTTCTAGTGCTGTTTACACGTACACCTGTGTCTGGGATATGTGTAAGTGTTACGTCTTGGTCAGCACCTAAGTAGATAACTCCTGAGTCACCTAAGTAAAGATCACCAAACTCTAAGCTAGATGTACCTAGTGTAGCACCGTCAGCTACTGTAGGAACAAACGCTGTACTTGCTGATATAGTAGTACCAACTATTGTACTAGAGCCAGTTATAGCTCCAGTTACACCTAGTGTACCAGCTACAGTACCATTAACGTCAACGTCAAGTGTATCAATGTGAGCTGTGCCATCTATAAAAATGTCACGCCACTCTTGACTAGCACTACCTAAGTCATACGTATTGTCATCGTCAGGTATGATGTGTGAGTCTACGTCTGCACCAAACACAACATTGTCTGACGCACTGTCACCTAACGTAAGTGTGCCACCATTAAATGTAGTAGTACCTGTAACTGTTGCATTACCTGCTACTGTTAAGTTACCACCTACTGCTAGGTTGCCAGATATATCAGCAGCACCATTCATGTCTATAGTAGTAGCTGCTATCTGTATTTCTGTGTCAGCTACAAGATCTAGCTGTCCATCTGCTGAAGAGTTAATATATATTGCTGTATCACGAAACTGTAGTTTTTCTGTAGAAGCTACGAGTATGTCATCAGAGAACTCAAAGTAGTCTTCGTCTTCCATCCACGACATTACACCGTCATTAGATTCACCGTCATACGTTACTACAATGTTTTGTCCTGATGTTCCATCACCTATAGTAATAGTTGTACCTAATAACTTAGTTATAGGACCGCCTTCTGCGGTTGTACCATCGTGTGTGTGTCCTGAGCTTGCAGCAAAAGCAGCTAGTAGCTGGTCAAACTCGTTATTAGTGTGGTCTGCGGTAATCGTATCTCCGTCAGTGTAAGACGATTGCCTTGTGTAAGTAGCACCCATTTATCTTCTTGCTCCTGTTTGATACTCTAATTGAAATCCTTTAAGTGAATAAGGGGCTGTATTGCCGCCATCATTAACACGTAAAGCTACAGCAAACCCTGAACCCTCAACGGATTGCCTAACTAGAGGTTGTGATACACCACCGTAAGTAGGTGCGCCATAAGATGAAGTTCCGTATATAGCAACAACATCAGTCGAATCTAAAGGATATGCTGCAGGTCTAGCTGACTCTGGGTCTTCGTAGTCATATCTTATAAATAGATCAGCATCTATTGCTGCTTCGGGTTTATAGTTAACAATAACCCGTTGCATATGTTTTCTAATACCTGGATCTTGAAACGTTAAGTCTGGACTACGATACTTACCAAATATAGTAGTACCATCAAAGTCATTCCCTAGTTCTTGTCTGTATACGTAACCGTTAAACCCACCATGAAGAACTTTTACATCACCTGTAGTAATTAAGTCATCTGTTGCAGAAGGTTTTAAACCTCTTATTTCAGAAAACTCGTATTTATTATCTCTTTTAACACAGATTATACCTTTAGTAGCTGATTCTGTTCTTCCGTCTTTAGTAAAGAATATTCTGTATTGTGTTTTGTCTGCTACAACTACACTGTCAAATAAAGTTGAGTCAGCTATATTCTCGTCAAACAAAGACTGTACGTTTGTACTTATTGTACCTAAGTCAACGTCACCAATGTTAGCAGTACCAGCTACTGTTCGTAATCCGTCAGGACCAAGAAATATTAAGTTACCAGCAAACTCTTGTATTGTGTCACCGTTTATGCAACCAATGTTACGTGTAACTGGAGTTACAGCAAAATTAGCTGACGATGTTCCCGTCAATGCGAAGATCCTGTTTTCACAGAATATATACAATGCATCACGGAAAGATTTTATACCTGTTATAGTATCATCTATTTTAATGCTACCTGCACCCTGACCACTCTGAAAGGCATCCTCATCAAAAGGCTCACTAAATACTAGTTCTTGTGGTGTAGCTGACATACCAGCGTAAAACATATGTTGTTTAAAAGATATGACAAACTTAGCATTAGATATAGAACTCTCACTTATATCTGTTGCAGCTAAAGAAGTATTAAATACTGTTGGAGGGTTGTCACCATCAACTACAACTATCTTATCGTTGCCATCAAAGTTAAAACGCTCAAACTTATACTTACCTGCGTTTGTTCTTCCTGTATCTCTTACAGTCCAGTCTTCAGAAATTATATCACTTTTAGCGTGTGCTGCTGCTGTAGTAGAAGATGTAGCGCGAGTTACTCCAGTAAATGTAGTGGCTGTAATACCTGTATAAGTAAAAAACTCACTGTTAACTTGTAGTGTACCACTAGAACTAAACCCTGTAGTAGAATCTACATTAATAGTACCTGAACCTGTCATCGCTGTATTAGCAGCTATACTCGATCCTAATACATTAGTAGCGGAACTCCATATCTTTTCACCGCGAGCAGCTAATACATTATCACTAAAAGCAGCTACCATTAACACTTTTTCTGAGTTAGCTGTTGTAAAAGGTACAACTTGATTAACGAACTTTTTAAAACCACTAATACGTCTGTAGCCACCCTGAATGTCTGGCTCAAAGTTCTCTAGTTCTAATGCTTCTCCTGGTTGCATCATAAACGTAGAACGATTTAGTATAAGACCACCCTCACAGTTAAAGGAGGCTGGTTCTACCTGTGAACTATCTGGCATATTAAGATACTCTTAAAGCGTTAGGTCTTGCAACTGAAGACGTTCCTAATGGGTATGTTGAGCGTAAATACTCAAATCTATTAACTAGTAGTGATTGCATACTTTTAATACCATCGTTAAACAACTCCATGTTTAATTGGTATTGAGCAACCTCACCTCTGTATTGATAAACGAAAGCTGTAGCACCTGCAACAATAACGTAAGAAAACCTATCGGGTATAGTAGTAGTGTCACTGTGAGCCGCTAGATCTGCAGGAAAAGTAAAATAGTCGAACTTTATTTGATATGACTTTGTAGGGTGTGGATATAATAAGTAATTATTGTCTGGCTTTCTAACTACGTACTGAGGTAAACCACCACCGTCAAACTGAGCTACAGTAACACCACTATCGTGAGCAGCCGCTGTAGTAGCAGACGTAGCACGGGTTACACCTGTAAACGTAGTAGACGAACCTATAGCTGTATAAGATACAATCTCGTTACCTATATACAAACTACCTGATGCTGAAAAACCTGATGTACTAGCTACGGTGATAGTAGTTACAGAGTCAGTGTGCGATGTACTTAACGTAGTAGTTTCTATTTCATCTTCTTGTGAGATATACTTATCAATGTAATCATTATAGTTTAGTATCTTTAGTTTACCACCTGAGCTACCTAAGTCTGAGTCTTTAGCTACTCTGAATGTATTGTAGTCTACTGTCTTAGTAGAAGTGGGTAGTGCGTAAGATACTACACCTGCTGTTAGTGTCTGTGTGGCAAGTGCATGATTAAATGGATAATTATATTCTCTTTGATTTATGTAGCGTATAGCTTCATTAACAGCATTCTGAGCTTGTACTTGCATACCTCTAGCTGATGTAAAGTTAGAAGAAGTTAATACAACTTCATTTAATTTAGTTATAACTTTATTAGTTAGTGTGAGATATGTCTCAGCCATAATAGCTCCTATGTAGTAGAAGGGGCAAGTTGCCCTGCCCCCTCATTATAGTAATTTAAGCTAATAGATCTCTATCAACTTCATTAGCATCGTAATCTCCAGGATTATCTATGTTCATAAGAACCATCCATACCCGAATCTTACCACCTGTCGGTGCTGTACCTGCTGCTTGAAGTTCTAGATCCATTGTTGTTGCCGTGGAACCAGTAAGGTTCGGGAACACACCAGGAATCATAGTAGCATAGGAACCAACCGCCATAGCGTCTGTGTCCATTGCCGCAACGAACTCATCAACATCAGCAGCAATACCACCTGTAGAGGCAGTAGTAATACCTAAGTTGAATGTTGTGTCGTCTGATTCTCCCGTCAATAGAGCCTCAACTTCGTAACCTGCAGCCATAATAAGAGTATCTGTTGGTATTGTGAAGACTTGCAAAATATCGTTTGCAGCTAATGCCGCAGCGTTATTTGTGTTTTCTACAGCAATATCAATAGTATTACTTACTAAGTATGGAGCAGGAGCAGAAGGTCTGTGTACTGCTTGTAAACTTGATGAATATGTAGCCATTTGTCAGTCCTCCCTTACGCTGCGTTGTACTGTGCAACAGTGATAGCTTCAGGACGAAGTATCTTTCTGCCGTACAAATGCATCCCACGAACAATATCAGCAAAACTATCAGGATCTCGATAGGTTTCTGTTTTATTGATCTGTTCTGCGGTTGCTATAGCTGAGTCGTGTCCAGCTACGATTACACCAAAGTTAGCGAGTTGGTTTGCAGTACCTGTAGTACCTGGACCTGTGCCAACGGATGGTAGGTTACTAGAAACATATACACGGAAGCCGCCTAAATTGCTGACTGCTAAACCATTACGTATACTTCCTGACGCACCGAAATCAGCGTTATGAAGACGTGAATCCTCATCTCGTAAGATTTCCATGAATACTGGGTCAATGACTAACCAACGACCTGCTGTATCAACTTGCTGTTGATCAAGCAAACGAGCCATGCGAGAGATTACCATAAGAGGTGAAGCAGTCGCTGTTGGTAGTGCAGTTGCACCAGGTAGACGAGCAGCAATCGGAATAGAGTGCGACCCTGCGGAACTTGTAGTAATGTTACCAAAAGAACCTTTGTTTAGCTTCATACTGGACAACAATTCGTCTGTGCCAGCAGTAGCTACTGCAACAGTACCATTAGTAGTTGCATTTACCGCATCGGCAGATGAACTAAGTGATGACTGTTTGTAACCTGCCAAATAACCAAGTACTTCTTGGTCGTATTGATCAGATAAACGATATGCAGCACGATCTGTTGCAAGTTGCATGAAGTTAATGTGTGAATGTGCTTCTTCAATGTCGTCCATTTTAAATGCAAAGTAATTTGCTTTATCGACTACAAGTGAGAAGTCTTCATCATCGAGATCTTGCGCTTGAACAGTTGTGCCACGGGCATAAGAACTAACTGAAATTTCTGGCTCTTTAATAATCTTGACTGTATCGCCCTGACCACTAATTTCCCCAAAATAATCTGAGTTAGTTATATCGCCCACAACAGTACTCTTGCGGAATGCAAGCTGTACTTTTTTTGAATAGATTATAGCACTAAAATTACCATTCGGTAAGTTGCCATAACCTGCTGCGGTTGTGAAAGCCATAATAAAATCCTCCATTAAGATGTTTGGCTTGAGTTAAAAGCGTAACACTTAGCGAAGAGGCTGATGTTTTCTAAGGTGCATTAACTGTAACTATGCCTAGCTAAAATTAACGGGCTTATACTTATCAGGTAGTCTTAGTAAGTAGTATAGGCTTGGGTTTTATAAATAACCTAACTTTAAGAGTAGCTACATATCTGAAGGGTCTTAAAGTTATTGGTTACTTATCTCGTATAGTTATATACAAATAAAACACATTGTCAATAACTAAATTAGTTTAACGGGCTGCTCCCGATATATCGTAAAAAGATTTGTTTTTCATTGATGCCATAATTGCTTCTTCATTAATTTCAAATTCTTTAGCTGACATTTTTTGTACGTCTGATTCTTTAAATGTAATGTTAGCACCTTCTTTGTCTGGACTTGAACTTGTACGCTTAGATACTACAGCAGAGGCTGCTTCTTTAGTACTAGACTTTTTACCTCTAGTATCCATGCCGTTATCTACTTTATACAAGTCTATAACTCGTACAACAGACATTGGATCGTCAGAGTTTTCGTATAATGCATCTTTAACCCATTTAGGTTGTTTATCTGCCCAGTCGTGAAATGCATCACTAGATTTTAATTCGTCAAAGTCAGAGTGAACCTTACGTATTTCTGTTTCAGCCTTAGTTCGTTCAGCTTCAGCGTTTATCTCGTCTATACGTTGTAATCTATCTTCTGCTTGACTAAACTTCTCTTGCGCTTTCTTCTCAGCTATAGTTTCAACTATTGCAGCTACATCAGGGTACTTCTCTGCCCACGCACCTATATCTTCGTCTGACTTAGGTGGTCTTATACCTGCTGCTGGATCAGGGTTATTGAGGCGTTGTTCTAAAGCTTTAATCCTAGCGTCTTGTTCGTTTATGTACTTACGAGCATCTGTGTGTCTTTTCTTGTAAGTCTTTTCTTCTGGGCTAAGGTTTTCTTCCTTTTTAGCTTCTACCTTTTCTTCTACGGGTTCTTCTGTAGAAGTTTCTTCTTCTGGTGCTGCTGTAAGTTTATCTATTTCAGCTTGCTCTTCTTCGATGCGTCTCTTATTAGCGTTATTGTGTTTGCTATCTACAAAACCTGCTGTTTTAGGTTTTACTACTGCTTCTGGCTCTGGCATAATTGTATTTCCTTTTGTTATATGGGGTCCGTAATTTTACGGAGTAGCCTAGTTGTTATTTTGCCTTATTTATATTACTGTGTCAATCTTATGTTTTCTTTCTGCGTGAGATAAATCCACCTTTATTTCTACCAAAACCACCTGCACTTACATCACTAGAGTTATCATTATCGTTAGAACCTCCTCCACCTCTTCCTGCTTCGCCTACGCTTATACCGCCTAGATCTCCTGTTCCTGAACCTGTATTTGCTTCAGTTCCACCGTCTCCATATGAAAAACCTCCACCAGCTTGATTTGAATCAGCACCCATACTTCCACCTGAAGTAGAACCACCTCCCATACCACCGCCTATACCTTCACCTTCTACCGTACTCTTTATTCCTGCCTTAACGCTTTTCATAGCTTTATCTTGTGCTTTTGCTAACCCAGGCCAATTTTTAGCTAACGCAGGTGATATTTTACTTAATAGACTACTAAACGAAAGAATATCGCTGTCGGACATTTCAGCAAAACCTCTTACTTTACCTGCATCAGGATCATCTGGTCCGTCAGGTTGTTCTTTTTTCTTTTTTACTGCTGCTGTAGGTGCAGAAACTCCTGCTTGTTCTTGTATGTCAGAAGCCGTTTTAGGTTTCATTAAGCCACTAGAATACATACCTAACCCAAAGTCAGGATCAAAAGGGTCAAACGAAGGTTTGTAGTTCTTTGCTACATTTATATAGTCAACTGCACCACCTGGAGCATAACCTTGTACATCACCACCATTCATAAAGCCTATACCTCTAGCGGCTAACTTTTCTTTTATCATCGGGTTTTTCTGGACGGAGTTCATAATACGATCTATTAACATATCTGTATCTTTATCTACATCCATGCCTACCTTCTTAGTAGGTAATCCACCTTCTTCGTTTTGTTTTAATACTTCATTTAAGCCACCGTCTTGAAAACCTACTGCACCACCCTCACTAGCTTGTAGTACAGACTCTAACTTCTGCATATCTTCTGGTGATAGATCTAAACCATTAGGTTGATCTGGGGTTGGTGCAGCAGGTCCAGGTCCAGCTATAGGTTCCCCACCTATGCGACCTTCATCTGCCATCTGCGCTATTTGTAC